CATCGCACACAAGAATGCGCTTATTGATCAGCCCCGACCCTGCATAATCAAATTGCCATTTAAGGGTGTGATGATTGTAGGTGAAGCCACAACGGTCGCAAATACCAAAAGCCCTAGGGTTTTTGGTGCTTGTCCTTGCGCGGCCTGAAATAGACGCATAAGCCATTTACACTCACCTAAAATACCCGGAAATTTGCGGGCTGATATATTGCTGGACATACTCTGTATTTTGGGCGGCGGCAATCTGATAAGACTCGTCAGCCATAGCCTTGAGCGAAACTGCCATTGCAGGTGCCCATATTTGAGCAAGGCGAACAGCAAGCCCAAAAGCAAAGGCCTCCATCCAAAGATAGGGAATGTCTAATGTTTGACCACCGGTCATATTGGCGTCTTGGATTTGGTGAACGCGGTAATAGCTAAACTGCTGAGAGCTTGTCCCGTCAGGAGATGGCCATAGAGTGACAGTTGGTGCTAGAAGGCGGTCAAACCAATATACAGTCGGAAAACCAACTTGTTCTTTGTTTGGATAGGATGCGTATTCTGTGCGGCTTACCGGCAAAATAATACGGTCAATGTTTGATGAGCCTGTTGTTGTGGTGCAATATGTGTCAAGGATCATCACGGTGTTTGGATTTACAGAATAGGTCGCGGCCGGCGTGTCGGAGGATATGGTTCCGCCAGTGGCGGCCCCGCTGTATGACGATAAGAATGAAACCGACCCCGGCGCTGAGGCGGTTACAGTTTGAGAACCATCGACAACATTTGTGCCAGCAACGTTGATTTCCGCTCCGATCGCGTAAACGGGCGTATTCAGCGAAGCATAGGTAAGGGTTGTAGTCGTGCCATCACCCGTTACGGTCAAAACAGTTGGCGTTTGGGCAAAGACAACAGTTATAAGATCAACCTCCCAAAGGTTGACACCTTGATTGGCCCACCGCGCGAGCATCATGTTTGTCGCGGTGCGAGCTGTTGTGATGTGCTCCTGTATGATCTCAGTCGGCCTAATCCCACAAAGTTGATAGGCGTAGATTGTCAGGTCGCCAAGCGAAGGGTTGTAGGAGTAAGAACCGCTGCTCGTCATCAGGACATTGCCTCTTGGCCGATCAGGGATGCGCCAACATTGCCAGAAAAGCCCGAAGGCGTTGTAATGGCCACTGTCAGAATGTCGGGGGCGTTGCCCTGAACGGTTGTGTAAAGCGGGAAAAAGTTGGTTAAGTCAAAATTTTGCAACCCGCCAGAAGGAAGCGGGGTATTGTAAACCACCTCTCCGCCCGAAAGTGCCGTCGCCGAAACATCGCGCTCAACAAAGCTATTGAGCGAGCCAAGTGAGTACATGGTGGCAAAAGACGCGCCAGTCAGTGCAACAGGGGAATAAAATGTTGAAGCAATCAATTCCAAAGTGCAATTTGCCGATGAATAAATTGACAAAAGCTGCGGAAGGATTTGACCACGATCAATTTCACCAATGATGTAGTTTCCGCTCGTTGCCGGAGGAACAAGCATTGGATTAGAACCAACAACGTTGTCCGCAACATACAGCGCCGTGGCGGTGTTGTAAGAAATGCGCCCAATACCACCCTCGCCCTGTGTGTAAACGGGCGAGCCAGTCACAGACCCTGTAGTAATGGTCGAACCTGTGATCGTGAATGACGTACCAGAGCCAATAGCTGTAACTTGAAAAGTGCCGTTAAGCGTGGTGTTTCCAGTTGCGCCGGAAATGGTAATGTAACGACCAATGGTCATGTAGTTGGCGGCAGATGTGTTGATAACCGCAGAACCTGCGCTGGCTGTTACGCTTGAAATTGCAACAGACGATCCGCGAGAAAACACATATTTTCCAGCCCATTGGCCAACTGTCCATGTGGCTCCCGATGCTGTAATGACCGTTCCTGCCAAATATAGAGTGCTAGAAGCAAGCGTTTGGCTATTGTTCACTGTCCATGTTGATCCGCTTCCGCTCAAAATAACTGTGCCGGGCAGAACGCCATTGCCATTGATGGTTTGGCCAATAGCAACGGTTCCTGATGTAACGGATCCTACCGTCAACGTTGTGCCTGAAATTGTGGATGTTGCAATAACAGCAACAGAAGATGAAACACCGGTTATTGCCGCGCCTCCGCTTGGCAACGTGCCATTTGACCCAGAATATGCCGAGTCAACACCGTATTCCAGCGTTCCCATTGCGCGATAGCGAATAGAAAGTAACGGATAGCGAGTTGCGGACGATCCCGGAGCACGTGTTGGCGTTCCTGCAGCCATACCATAACCGTATGTAAAACCGCGTTGTGTGTCAATTTTGCCTTTTGCCAGCACCGATACACCAAAATGCTGCATGGTATAGGGGGAAGATCCTGTGGCGATTGCTCCAATATTGCGCAGCTCGTAGCGCACAGGAACGTTACCTGTGCGCGACCACGGCGTGACCTGACCAGTTTTATTGCCAATGCCGACCTGATGCAAAACACACGGCTCGCCATTAATCATTACACCCCAACGAAGCAAACCAGCACCATACCAAGCAAACTCAATCCAAATCATCTGAATGTTGCTCCAGTTGATATTTGATTTGATGCCTTGAGGATCAAGCCATTGGTCAGACGTGATGCGCGTATCAGTCGGAACGCCATTTACGTCGGTGCGATAGACAACAGCCATGCCTGTGGGATTATTGGCAGTTGGATCACCCTGCTCAAAGAAAATGCCGTTGCCGTCATCAAAAAAACCAACGCGCTGACGCTGATTTGTATAAGGCGTTCCAAACAGAAAACCAGACGACATGTAAATTGTTTTGCCGGGCTGGTACCGAATGTACGGGCGGGTCTGGCGAATAGCAACGTCGCCGGTATTGGCCGTGACGGACATTTGAACGCCGCCAATAGCGGAAACTTGAACAATAGTTGCGCCGCCGGTGGTGTAATTTTCCCAGCGCATTGGTTGGGTGCCGTATTCAAAGTCAGCTTCAAACAAATTTTGAACTTCGGACACTTCAGTGCGCCCAAGATTATCACGCAAACGCGAAGGGTACTCAGTTTGGAGCGCCTGATCGGTAGAAGAGGCGGAAAAGCTCAAGCCGGACATGATCATTTTCTCCGATTAGTATGGCGCAACGCCAAATTGGGTAAATGTGGCCGTAACAGACCCAGCCCCGCTGGTAATTGTCACGCGGGCAAAGGCCGGAGAATACTGATAGCTGCTCTGAACCGTCGATGTTGCGTTTACGGCTGCCGCATCGGATGAGTTCAACCAGTTTACAGAATATGGCGCAACTGGGTTGGTTGGGCTGTTTGGATCCTGCAAAGTTTGCTGAAGCGAATATGTCACAGTGCCGCTTACAGTGCATTGAATGGACGTTTGGGACAAAGAATAGTCATCAAAACGCACCCAAGGGCTTGAGGCAACGTTATTTGTGCCAACGGTGATAGACGCCGCAGCGGCGTTCGCAAGTTTGATTGATGTGACGGTGGCAAAATCAAGGTTTGAATAAAATGACGTGGCATTTGCGCCCGTCAAAACTTCCGTTTGGGGCATTCCACTGGCATTTGTCCCAACAAGAGTAAACGTGTTTGCGCTTTCATTGCCGGTTGGCGTGAACAGAATGCGCCGAGGCGTGTCAAGCGTTCCGTTGGTAATTGTAACTGATGTGGCAGATGAGGCAGCAGAACCAATGCCGCTGGAATTGGGCGTAGCAAGCGGCCCCACCGTAACTGTAATTGGACGCATTTTATTTGCCCTTTTTCCGTGAAATTGCAGCGTTGTCTATAAGGTTCGGATATGGCCGACCAGCAGCGCGAGCGTGAGCCTTTGCTTGCTCAACTTTTTTGCGGTCTAAATGCTTAACGTGATGATCTTTTGGAAGTTTAATGTCCCAAAATGGTTTATCAGACATCAGCAACCCCATTTGCGAAGTGATTTGTTAATCCGGCTGTCAGGGTCTGCAGCAGCGGCAGCGCCCGTCATTTTGCGCTTCATGCCCGTCATGCGTTCGCAAAAAGATTTATGGCGCGGATTGTCGGCATCTTTTGTTGGAGCTTTAAGATTGTGGCCCTCAGCGCGAGCAGACTGTCTGCCCTTTTCATTGAGTCCGCCAGAAGGAGACTTTCCTTCAGATCGTGTCCAAGCAGCAGTCATTTTAACCCCCAAAAGAGAAGAAGGGGGGCGCAGCCCCCCTAATATTTACTGCATGGTCTCTGGTTCGAGCTTGCGGCCCTTGGCAGAAGTGCCATGACGAGCAGAAGTGAACGGGCTCATATCAGAGCCAGTGCGGCCACCGGATTTGCGCGGCTTGCGGCCGGCATGGTGGTGAGCATGTTCGCCGTGCATTTCAATGTGCTTATGAGCAGCACCGCCATGCTTGCGCTTGGCGCGTCCACCGTGCTTGCGCTCGCCGGTGGCTTCAGCCTCGCCTTCAACGTGGCTGTTGTTGTAGTGCTCAGGATGGCTTTTAAGATCCATCTCTGCATCATCTGTGCCCTTTTCAGGGGACTCTGCATGGCCACCAGCAGCATGATGCTTGCGGTGAACCTTTCCGCCGTGGGCGTGGTGGTGTGCCTTATGACCTTTCATGGTCAAACTCCTTAGAAGTTGGTGTACTGCGTCACACCAAACAGGCCAGTTGAAGAACTGACGTTGTAAGGCTGAGGCGACTGACGGATTACATAACGGTTGGTTCCGGTTGCGGGGGTTAAATTGACGCCCGTTGCATTGGACAAGTCAATCGTTCCGCGCACGTCGCCAGTCGTTGCTGTTGCTGGGGTGGTTACAGCGGCGGTAAAACCAGTGAAGTTGGTCACAGGGTTTAATACTGAAAGCGATGCAGCCGCAGCAGCGGTAAGCTCGCCAGAGGAGTCGGCGCGGATTGGCAAGCCAACCAAAGCCGACGTACCAACGGAATAAGCATGTGAAGTATCAGCAGTTCCGCCCGAAAGAACGACGGATTTGATGTACTTGAATGCTTTTTTGCCGGTAACAGTGCTGCCAGCGGTCAGAGTGACACTTTCAACCATTGGATAGCCGTAAATGTCATAACCCGACGCAGTTGCGGTCGTATATGTGGCGCTTGAGGCGGCAGTATACGTCAGAACGCGGCTAAGAACCGCCTGAGGGTTCCACAAATTGACCGTGCCGGCCGATCCCTGAGGAAGAACATTGGACAAGATCGCATTGGTGGCGTTGTTCAGCGAAGCGGTGATGGTGATCGGAGAGCCGGAGGTGCCAGCCGCAACTGCAGCGCCGCTTACGGTATATACACCCGCATAACCAACGCCGGAGCCGGTTGTGCCGGTTGACGGGCCATAGCCGGTGATGGTCGTGCCTGCGGCAATGCCGGTGCCGCTGATAACCATGCCAATGGCAAGCGGCCCATAAGACTGAGCGCTTGGAACAAAAAGCAAGTTGCCTGCGGTGCCAGAAGTACCGTTGCAGATATAACCAGAAACAGACGTATAGGTGTCAATGCCAACAAAACCTGCGCCGCCATTGGTGTCAATCGCGCCAGTGTCAGCACGGGTGATCGAGCTGATGATCGAAACACCCGAAGTGGTGGAAGCGGCAGAAACCAAAGTCAATGTTGCCGAGGTCGGATTGGCCGAAGCAACAATCGCACCAGACGTGTCGGTATAAGGGACAATATTCAGGGTTGTGATGTTGTCAAAACCCAAAAACATGCCGTTAAACGCGCCAAAATTCTGGCCCGCGACGTAAGTATATGGCTGGCGCGGGTCAAGAATGCCCGCACCTGCGTAAAAAGCCGAGGGGCCAAGTTCGGGGTTGTACTCCAACCCCGAATATGGCGACTGCCCAAAGGTCAGAACCGGCCCTGAGAAAGCAACAATAGACATAAGACTTTCTCCTTACGAGGTCGGGAAAGAGCCGTAAATTGCGCGCCAGTTGTAATAGCCAAAGCTGTAACGCTCGTAGCCCTTGACAAGCAAGTTATCGGTAACGAAATCGACTTGCATGTCCATCTCGTACTTAACGCGCTCCATGTAGGAGAGACCGTCAATGTTGGTGAGAAGGAACCAAGCATACTGCGATGTCAAGAAGTCGTTGACCATATAGCCTTCGGAAAGACCGCCGGCCGTTGTCAAAATCGCATTCGCATCATTGTCTGCGGTGCCGGGGCGCAATTCTGTCTTCAGAAGGCGAATAGCAACCGGCTCAAGCTGAGGAGGAATGATCAGCTTGCGAGCGCGAGCAAACACTTTCAGGCCAGCCTGATCTTTGAAGTTTGTCCGAACGCCAATCGTGGCGTTAAGGAGAGTGGACTCGTTCAAATCAACCTGAATGGTCGGGGTGTTGGCAACAGTGCTACCGTCAATCGGATGAGAGGTGGAGCAAAGAGCAACACCGTCGCCGCCAACTGCAGAATTGTAGGTCTGAGCCGTGTTCAGAATTGAAGCGCCATAGATTTCTTTGGTCTGCTGAAATGCTTCAATGAGGCCAAGGTTCGACGGATGGAACTGTGTCTTGTAAAGGTTATCATCAATCGTTTTGCGAGTGATGGCATAACCCAACCCGATTTCAACGTGTTCCTGATTGTAGACAAAACGTTCACCGGCACCGTTGTCAAACGAGGTCTGACCGCCTTCAGTTTTCAACTGGGCAAGGCCCAAGAAACGAAGCTCGGCAGTGCGCTCGACCGACATTTTCGAGTCGTGCTTGGTGAAAATTTTGTCATACTGTGCTGGGATCATCTCATACTTGCCCTCAATGCCGCGCAGGCCGGGGACGAGAAGATCGCGTACTGATCCAAGATTAACAGGCATTGGTCATTACTCCTTAAATGCCAGCAAGGCCGCGCTGCATCGAGTAGTTAAACCCGACAACAATACGGTTATATGCGGTTGTGCTATCGTTACCGTTGATAGAAGCAAGCGGGCTGGTCTGACCCGGGATGTAATTCTGCAACGAAATGATACGGAATGGCAGGAACTGGTTCGCCGGCGCGCCCTGAGCCGAGTTGGCAATCAGTGAATACTGATCGGCAAACATGGTCGAAAGCTGCGTGTTGGTGTTGCCGTTCGAGTTGCTTCCGTTGTAGTTGCTGTAGTTGAAACCAATGTTCTGGCCAACGTTTGCGAGACCAACTGCGGTGGCAGTGGTGTTCGAGTTGCCTGTGCAAACAGAAAACTGAGCGTTTGGATCGGTGATGACATAAGCCTGAACATCGTTCGAAGCATCAGAACCGGGCCAATAATCCATAGGAATTGGCTTTTTCTGAGTGGTCGAGGTGTAACGGCAGCCGGCAAAAATGCCAACAACAGGAACGTAAACGGTCACAGTGCCAGAAGCGGTCGAAGTCTGGCTGGCAGCAAGACCGGGGTTGGCAACGGTTACAGTGCCAGCGGAAGCCGAGGAAGCCGTAATGGTGAACGCACCGTTAAGGCCAGCGCCGGTCGCACCAGAAATCACAATGACAGAGCCAACAGGAGGCGACCAAGTTGCGGAAGCAAAAGTTGGAAGGTTGCTGGTTGTGGTCGAATAACCGGTATAGGTGACTGTCAGAACGCCGTTGGCGCTTGTGGCAATCGCGGTTGCGGCAACAGTCAGTGTAACAGGGCCATAAGCCTGCTGGATGTAACCAGTGCCAACGCCAGTAGCGCCAACAGCCTGAACAACAGGGTCATTGCAGAAAATAGGGGTCGTATTGCTGGATGAAATAGCAGCAGAAACCTGTTCGTACGACGGGGTCGCACCAGTTCCAAGAAGCTGCGAAAAACCGTTAGGAGCGAAAGTATTCGCCATAGCCGGTGTCTCCTATGCAGGGGGAAATTCCATACGTCGCACACCGGGGCAACTCAGGAACAGAAAAAATTATCTTCCCACGCCGGGGGGAAGTAAGTGAACAATAAAGCAATTATTTTAAAAGTAAAGAGGGGGCCGAAGCCCCCTGATTGTCATTTTGAAATATCAATCGGCGCGTATGCCTTATTGATGTTTGGCCGAACGCGAGCATCCGGCCGATCAAGAAGGCCTTTCTTTGAGTCAACGCCCTTTTCTTCTTGCGAAGAAACAGCTTCGTGCGCTTTGCGAAACTCAAAATGCTTCACTTGATTTGTAATTTCAAGCGGGCGTTCCATAAGAACCATACCCTTGCGTTCAATGACATTGTATTTGGTGTCGGACGGCATCATGCCGCGATGGCGAGAAGCGGGGACAGGCTCCCAGCCACCCTGAATGAGTGTAAGCTGGTATGTCGGATCTTCCTGACCCATAACAAATTTGCGCTTCCATTCATAAGACCAGCCGTCAGGTACAATAGAAGGGTCGATGTAATATTCATCAACACCGGTGTCCAAATAACTGCCGTTTTTCATAATTTCGGCAGCACGGCGTTTTGCGCGCTCAAGAGGCGTTTCTTCGCGCATGTCGGGGCGCATATCAGGGCGCGGAGCGTTTTCCAAGGCTTCTGCCTCAACTACAGCGGCATCAACAGACGCGCGCTTGCCAAGATCCTTGTTAAACAGCCCTGCTGGTTTGGAGCGCTTTGCAGCGCGGGCAGCGGTTGCAGTCATTTTTTAAAACTCCTTATATCCGACCTTCTTTTTGCAAGGCGACTTTGTTGCGGGCATATTCTTCGTCTGTCATTTTCATCATTGAGGCCATTTCGCGCTCTGCGGCAGACAGCCGAACGGAAATTGGGCGAGAACCCGTGCCGGTTCCGTTGCGCGATACAGGCGCAGCGGCTGGTGCCGACTGACGCCGCTGTGTTGGCTTTGCTGCTTCAGACATTGCATCATCTCCATAGTTGCGTTCCGCACTGGAAATGCCAATCCGGTTCTCAAGGTATTCAAAATATTGCTCTGAGTCGGGAATAATCCCATCATCAATCGCTTCGGTGTGCGCATTGAACATTTTGCGAAGCGTTTTTTCGTTTCCAAGAAACCGTTTGTTGGCGCGAAGCCACTGAGCGGACTTTGGCGACTGCGGCTCAACCTGAGAAATCAAGTTGTCAACAGGATCAACATAGGCGGGACGAGGAGGCGGCTCTTTTGCCTTTTCTTCAGCCGCACGTTTGCCATTTTCCAACGTTTTCAAAGTGATAATGTTGGTGTTTAAGGCCTGCTGAATTTCTGCGGCCTGATTATAATCGCCCGTCGCCAAAGCATCGGCATAATTTGCCTTCAAAGTCTCATTGTCACGCTTGATATTATCAATCGTGTTATTGACAATGTGCAAATTGTTGGCATTTACCTCTGCCTGTGCGCGGATTGCCGCTTCACTGGCTTCGCGGGCACGCCTTTCAGCTTCAGCGCGAGCCGTGCGCTCCTGCTCCAGCTTGGCGCGAAGTTCATCAATCCCATCTTCAGCCGAAAGAACATTGTTTTTCTGCGGCTTGTGATCATCTTCAGCATGTTCAACAACAATCTGATCCTGTTTTTCACCTTCTAAAGGTTCAAGAACAATTTCAATGTCGTCATTTTCATTTTCTGTCATGGTTTTATCCTTTAATAGACGTTATCCGGATCTTCGACGGTGCCACGAATGACCGTGTCATCAAGAAGGCGGCAAAGAACGTCGGTTTTCTTTTCGCGGTTGTTGATTGTCAAACCCCATCCGTCGGACGGGCGAAAAACAACCCAATCATGCTCATTGACTTCAACATCCTGAAACCAATTTCCCTTTTCATCGACAAAGGCAGATGGACCTTTCTTTAAAACAAGGCCAATTTTACCCTGCCATTTGTCCTCATCGCGGATGCGGTTGGAGATATACACCCCGCCAGCAGTCTGTTCAGGGCGAATGTAAATCGCCACAAGAACCTGATTGTGAAAAACTTTGAATTTTGAAAGATCGCCAACAGACTTGAGAATTTCAGTCTTTGGATCGGCGTTATGCTGCATAATGTAAGCCATAAGTTCCCCTCTTAAAGCGATTTTTCAACAGTGGTTTTGATTTCGTTTGACATATCAAGCACTTGGTTAAGCGCGTGAGCGGCCCCAACGTAATAACGATACTGAGCAATGTCGGTGATATTTCCGCTGAACAGAATTTCACCAATCATGGCAAGCTCTTCATTGATTTTTGAGCGCAATTCGCTCTCAAACATGTGGTTTGCAGTGTACATAGTCCCCTCTAATTCCCCCCTCTTGGTTAAAATCGACCGGCAAGAGAGGGGGGACTTGCCGGTCGATCTTCCGAAACAGGCGTCCCGATCCGCCCGTCTCAAGCTCTTAACGCTTGCGCTTGTGAAGTTTTGCCTTCTCCAAACGGCCTTCGCCGCTGCGAGCACCAGCGCTCATGTGAAACATAACGTCATTGGCCCGACCACCAGACTTGCGGCCCATTGGCGGCATTTGTGGAGGTGCACCAGACGGCCCGCTTGGAGGCATCATGCCCATTGGCATCATAGGCATAGCGCCGCCGGGAGGCATACCACCCATAGGCATGCCGCCAGCGGAAGGAACTGGAACAGGCATTCCTTGCGGCTTAGGAGGCATACCATTAGGAGGCATCATGCCCTGTTGGCCCATGCCGGGATGCTGACCATGCCCCGCAATGATCACATTCACATTCATCTTGCCTTTGCCGCTGGTGCGGCCACCGTCTTTGCGAGCGGCGCGGCCGCCACGCTTCAGGCCGGCTGGGCCATATACTGGGCCCATATCGGCGTTTTGATTGTCAGCCGCAACATCACTTTCATGCTGCGCCAAGGCGCTGCCAAGTTTTTGCCTTGCAGCATCAACCGCCGAACTGACAGACATAGGAGGCGCATTATTTCCTGCATCTGCAAGATTTGCGTAATTATTGCGCTGAAAAAACTCAGGTTGCAGCGGCATTCCCTTATACTGCAAACCGTCGCTTGATGCGACCGGAGCCGTCTGTGACTGACCGCCAGAACTGCCTAAATCAGACGGACGTGAAGGCGGCATCGGAGCATTTTCGCCCTTCATCTGGGTTGTATAGGTCTTGCCGTTGAAATTAAACGTTGACTGTCCAGCCGAACGAGCGGCGCGAAAAGCCTGACCAAACGGAGAAAGCTGACCGCCGCTCGCTTTAGCAACGCGGTCGCCAGTCGGGCGAGTGCCGCTGATCTTTGTGGTTTCAGGAACATTGCCGCCAGTTGCGCGACCAATGCGACCACCAGAGCATTTATGGCATGAGCAACCCTTTGGATGCGAAGCCTCACCACCGTGCGCCTTATGCGCAATGGCAGACGGCTTCACCATTTTTTTGATTAGCTTTTTATCTTCAGCCTCATCAGGATGCGTCGCGCCGCCCTTGGCGTGGTGCATACGGCCAAGAGTTTTTGCAAAATTTGCGCGTTTAGCCATCTTGGGATTGTCGCTGTGTGCAGCTTTTTCAAGTTTTTTGGCAGGAATTTTTTCACCTGCTGGAACATGCAATGCCTTGTGCAACGCGCCGGGGTGTTTGATTGCCGACTTAATCCACTTGCCAACTTTGCCGCCGCTCTTGTAATGCTGAAGGCTGCGCTGATATTCCTTCTGCTCCTCGCCAAATGCCTTTGCGGATGCGGCGCGACGAGCATCATCCGCTTGAGCGGCGCGGGTATCGGCCCAGCTCTGTTCAGGTGTTGGCTTTTGACGAACGGGTGCAGGGGTTGGCTGCATTGGGCCGGTCTGGCCTTCAGGAGAATTGAGATAATTGGCAATGGCGTCATCTGACCCCACGCTGCTGCCGTCTGCATGATGTTCACGCTTCATGGTTTTTCCGCCGCGCTTACGCATAGCCGCAGCGCCCATGCCCTGCATGGACTGTGTGACAGGGTTGTTGCCAATCGTACCGCCACCCAATTTATGAATTTTTCCGCCACGCTTGAACCCGCCAACGTGATGAATACCATCACGCTTATCGTTCGCAACCTTCACATCACGATTGATCATGCTGTCAATCATCGTGGCGGAACCGCCGCTTTTGCGTTGGGTGCGGCCGGCATGTTTCGCAGCTTCCTTGCCGTGCATGTGAACAACTTTGCCGCCACGCTTGAACGCGCGTTTGCTGATGGGCTTCATGCCTGTCTGAACATCTGCATTTAAAGCATCGGGAGGCGTATAGCCAGAGGCATCAACCTGAGCCTTTGGATCGGTGCGAACAAGCCTGTTGGCTTTGCTCTTTAAAGCTGCGCGAGCAGCCTTGGCGGTTGCGGACATTGGACTTTCTCCTAGGATTTCAACCGGCGTCCCGGTGTTGCTGCATGGCTAAATGTACGGCATCGAGCAGCGACGTGCCGGATTTTGGAATTGCAGCAAGGGCGCGCTCAACCATTGTATTATGCTGCATTGCAGGCAAATTTCCAAGACGAGCGCCGTTTATTTTTGGTTTGGCCACAGCAACCGCATTAGGCCGCACCCCGCCAAGCGCAAAATGTTTGGCAACCTTCATAAAATGCTGCATGTAAAGCGGATCAAGCATCAGCTCACACCCTTTGTCGGATCAAGATCAGGCTCATTGCCCTCAAGACGCTGCATCATATCAGCAGGAATTAACTTTGTCACAAGCGGAACTTCCTGAGGGCTTTGCGCCAACTGTTCAGCCAGCCTGATAGCCGCCAGACGCTCGCGGCTTTCACGGTCACGCTTGCGGTTCATGGCGTCAAGAAGCGAGTCCTGCTGTTTCTGGATTGTTTCTTCTTGACGAACTTTTAATTCCGCCATCTTCAGAGGATCAGGCGCTTGCCCCGGAGATGCAGCATTTGCGGTTTTGGCTTGAGCCTGAACCTGTGCCATTTTGGCTTGCGCCATCATGGTTTTGGCATCAGCCTCTTGCTTTTCAACCTGCATCTTTGCCATCATCTGCTGGATTTCCGGCGGTGTCTGGCCTTGAGCTTGCGGAGGGGCCATAAATTGCTGCGGGTTGCTCCAGCCAATCGCCTGAAGCGCCGCCGTATCAATCGCAATCGGATCATACATGGATGGATTAGCGGCCTGAAGTTGTTTCAAAGCCATAATCTTCATCACGCGCTGGCCATGGCTGGCAGTATTAGGATCAGCTTGAGGCACAAGCTCGCATTCATTGATTGCCCGAAGGAACGTATCTTCATCCCACTGTTTTGACGGTTTGCGGTTGCGCTGCCAAAAACTTTCAGGATTTTCGCGGAACAACTCAACAAGCATCTGAAACTCTTCAGCCTGAGCGGCGTGCATCCGTTTGTGAACAGCATTCAAAACCTTGGTGGCCTGCTCAATCAGCGCCAAGGTTGTACCAACAGGCGCATCAGCCCTGCCCTCGCCAACAGCCTGCTCAGACGTACCGCCAATCCGCATACCCGTCTCGGCAATGTTTTGAACAAGACTCATAAACGCAGGGCCGGGCTCTTTATACGGCAGCGGCATAATGGCGTCACGGATTGACCCGCCCGCCGTCTTGATCTGGGCGCCGCCGCCGGGAGGAACGCGGAAGATGTTTGTGTTTTGGCGTGAAGCCGTGTCGGAATACAAAAAGCCGGGGAAGTTGGCATACATGCCCGCATCCAGCATTTCGCGCCATGCGGCGGTTATAGCATTTGTTGTGTTGCCAAGTATATGTAAAAGCCCAATATCGTAAAAACCAAGACCGGGAACAAAAGTATACTTAACAAAATTACGACGTGCTTCAGGTAACTCTTGGTCATCTTCGTTATAATTTCTCACTATAGAAAGAATTTGTTTTGAACTAACGTCAATGGTTACACGGTAGGGAATTTCAAGACCGCTTGGCTTGCCCTTGTGAGTGTGTTCAAACCCTTTCAAATCAAGCTCGCAATAGCACTCGTATATTTCACGATCACGGTCTTTCGGGTTTGTGCTTTCAGGCGACAGGCCTTGCATGGCCTTTTTCTCTTCGCGCACCGCATCCATCTTGACGGGCATAGGATCGGGCAAATCAACATCACGATAAATACCAAGGATCTGCATACGCTTAACCACGCTTGGCCGCATCAAAATGCGGTGCGTGATACGCTTGGCGTTCTTCAAATCCGTAGCCGCATTGTTCACGATCAAGTCATCGGCATCAACGCTCTCAATCACCGGCCGGTTGCGGATCGGGCAAAAATACCCTTTTTTAAAGGCCGTCCCGCCAAACCCCAGCATCAGCAACATGCGATCAGTGTCGGGATAGTACTCGGAAGCCGTGGCAGTCAGATAATGGTTCAGATCATTTTCAAGCGCATTAGCGTCTTGATCTTCCTGAAGATTGCCATTGTTTTGATCATCGCGTATCTTCACTGGCCCGTCAGTGGGCAGCAACTCAGAACGCGCATTGGCTTGAAACCGAAGAACAGCCTCGAGCAACAATGGATGACGCACCCGGCTCATCCCCTCCACAGGCGCACCGTCAGCAGCGCCAGCAAGGCCGGGAATTTCAATCTTCAAGCCGAGCAGTTTTAAACCTTGCGTTCTGTCTTCAATCCATTCGTTGCGGCTTTGAATGTCATCTTCAACACCGCGAAGCAAATCCTCTGCAATGCGCCCCAGCTCCATATCATCAATTTCATCGACAAGGTTATCAAACCAGCCCATTTTTTTGCGATTTGGCGTACTCAGGGGCCGACCGTCAAGGCTGATAGTCACCGAACCGTCGCCATGTTCAATCTTGATGACCGCACCCTTGTCATCAAAGCGTGGAGTGTCACCGTTGACGTCACCATCATCGGCATCAACTATAATAGTCATTGGCTCAGGCATATCGGGCGCAGGTGGCGCTTGTTCGCGAATGCTAGGGCTCAGGCCGGGGACAACAGGCATAGAAAAACGCTCCAATCAGTTGATCATGAATAACACAAATCAGGACGGATACAATGGCGGCGGTGCTTTGCCCGTGAACCGCTTCACGTCATCCAATTCCGCCGTGTGCTCAGGCCCTCTCACCAGCATAGACGTAGCGCGAAGGTGGCTTATGGCTTGGCTCACAGTATCAACAAGGTCATCGTTCTTGCCTTTCGGAAACACGCCGACTTGCTGGATGACCATGTCCGCCCAGTCTTTATCTGGCGCATAAACAATGCCTTCCTGAAACAGGTGCGAAATAGCGTTCAACCGCGCTTCTTTATCCAAGCGCCCCACCGGCATCATCTGGACGGTAAAGGCCTCATACGACAACAAGCGCCGCAACTCTTGCCCCAGCGAAATACCCGCAGCCGTGGACTCAATCAGCAGGCGGTCAATCTTGTTTTGCTTGCATGAATTGACCACTTTTATCGCCAGATCATGCAGTGTCAGCTTGGCTTGCCATGCGTCAATGAGCATGACTCGCGGCACCATCTCGCCATAACTGCGCTCAATGTGCATCACTGACCCGTCAGGCGCGACGCTTTGGGTAGCGCTGGAAATCGGATCAAAGCTGAACACGCCCCAGAACGTCATAGCGCTGAAGTCCGCACTTGTCTTTTCGCTGTAAGCTGTGTCAAGGCTGGCAACGATATAGTCAAACGGCGGGAATGCACCATCCCATTTTAGCCACCAATCGTCTTTAATGATACCACCACCACGAGGTGCCGGAAGCTGCTGCATCTGCCCGGCAAAGGCATATTCACCCATGGCCTTGCGATCACGCTGGACGACCTCCATCGGGAACCGTTCGGGAAATAACAGTTCGCCATCGACTGTGCGCGGATCGGTATAGCCCAATTTTGTCGGAAAATTGCGGCTGGGATCATATAGCGTCGGAAGGCAAATGTGATCGTAGCCAAGTTGCCCATCCAATATAAGGCCAGAAACATCCTCCATGTGCAGGCGCTGCATGATGACGACAATGGCCGACTCGACAGGACTGTTAAGGCGTGTAGGGACGGCCTCAAGAAACCATTGATTTGTGCTGTTACGCATGGCCTCAGACGCTGCGCCGTCAGTGCTGTGCGGATCGTCAATGATGACACGATCACCGCGCGCGCCTGTGATGGAGCCCGCAGCGGCGGCCATGCGAAAACCGCTTGCCGTGTTTTCGATTTTGGTTTTTTGATTTTGATCAGCGCTAAAAACAACATGCGGCCAACGCGCTTGATACCAATCACTCGACACCAGACGCCGCAGACGTAGCGTGTCACGGACGGCCAAGTCTTGATTATGCGAGGCGCTAATATAGCGCATGTGCGGCAGATTGCACGGCCCCCATTCCCACGCCTGCCAAAA